TGTCATTAAACTTTAAGATGTCGCCCTTGTGTAGTTTAATATCACCACAGACACCTGTTACCGCCGCACCACTTGCTTTGAGTACCACAAAGTTTGAGTTGAGTCCAGCAGTCAGTCCGTGAAGACCGTTCGTAGAACCATCTCCATCAAAAACGTGGACTGCAATCGAGTTACCTCGTATACCGGGATACTTAGCAATGAATTGTGCGCCGGCCTGACCTCCGCCAGCATCAAACTCTCTGCGGTTTGCAACCTGCACTTGTGAACTTGACTCGGTATCTGCGTTCAACCATGTGCTATCAACTGCTCGAACGATCTGAAGGTTATTTCCATAACCTAAAAAGTTGGCAGCAGTGAACCAATATTCGTAGTTATCCTCATCTGGATCACCGAAGATCCGACGAAGAGTGTTCTCGCTATCAATTAAAATTCTTGTTTTGGCAGGGCCCCATGCGAATGGAGCAGCGAATCCAGCAGCGGTTGTTGAAACTGCTGGTACGATCTGCGAAAGATCTTTTTCTGTGACGTTAACGCCTGGACTTACTTGGAATCCCATTGTTTATTCTCCTTTAACGGCTGTTATGCTTAACGATAATATTTATGAAAATACTATTTTCGCACCATCACAAAATTACTTCTATACCTCTTATGTAGGGATTACCAGTCTTCGACAGAACGCCAAACATCACCCTGATCATCGACTTCATAGTCAACAGCGTCCCCAGTATCAATAAATCCAAAAGGTAACATCTCATCTTCAATTTGTTTCATTTTATCTTCGAATAGTTCTTTTCTGATGTCTGTGTTCATCAGATCTTTCCAGTAATCCTGACTAGTCAACCATGCAAACATCACCAATGTCATTGCCAAATCGTCGTTATGTCCATCATCTGCCTCGAATGACTGCTTCTTTGCAACAAAGGAAGTCATCTCTGCTATGGTATTGAAGTCTTCAACCAGTAACTGATCACCCTCAACAAGACTTTTGAGTGTAGCACACCCCACACGTTTAGTGACAGTGGTTTGTCTGATACCCATGATCGACTCACCTTGACCGAATCCACCACTCAGAACCTGACCCTTTCGTCCCTTCACTGTACACATGAGAATGTTATCATATTCAAGATCGGCATGTAAGATGTCTGCAACCTGTCCACCAATGTCGTTCACCTCGATAAACACATGTGCTGTATTATATTTTTTACCAACGGCATTTATTATGTTGGGATAAAGCATAGGTGCGATTGTGTTGTTTCTGAAAGTCGCAACTACTGTGTATGGCATTTGTGTTGTATCAAACACACTGAATGCACTGTAGTCATTTCCCATACCTCTTGCGGTATCTACCGTCATTACATAGTGGTGATCTTGTTTCGGTTCTTCATATACAAGAAGTCCTTCTCCATCATCATACACGGGTTCCTTGTATGACATCGATTTTAATTTAGATGTCGATATCAACGTGTGGACAGAACCAATGAAGTCACATTCGAACTCAGTTGCAAACTGTTCTTGAGATGTGTTTGATATTGTCTGTTGTTTCCATTTTTCATCTCGTCCTGGCACGGCAGACCAGTGTACCTCTATAGGAACATATTCATTCCTACCATTCTCTGCGTCAGTCCAGAACTTGTAAAACATGTTAAGTCCCTTGGGCGTCGATACCATGAGGACTTTGGTGGTTTTACCAGATGAGATGGTTGGGTATACCGAACTAAAAAACTCACCCGCTACGTTCTCTGGGACGTATGCAAACTCGTCTAGGAAGATCATGTTGAACGATCCACCACGAACCGCACTCGATGATGTTGCAGATGCGAGGATCTTCGAACCATTCTCCAGTTCAATTGATCCCTTGTTCCATTCAATGATACCTTGCTGCATCCACTTAGGTAAATACTCATATGCCAGTTTCAACCGAGACAGAAGTTCGCGTGCAGTTGCGAGTTTGTTTGCTAGAATGGCAACAGAGACACTCTGGTTGAAGAGTGTGTAGTGTAGCAGATAGGAAATCATAGTTGTTGATTTACCTGTCTGCCGAGGCAGTTTAGCAATCACGAATCGGTTGTTGTGAACTTTATCTACGATGTCCTCTTGAAAGTCCCACATCTCGAACGGCACAAGACCCTCGTCGAGAGAGACAATCTTGATATAGTTTTTGATGAAGTAGATTGGATCAGAGGCACATTTCAAATATTCTTGAACCTGATCTTCGGTGAACTCTACAGGAACATCTGCTGCCTTGAGATTATGGTTGCCGAGATATTTTTCACTCATGATCTATAAACTTTGTTGTACTCCGACTATCATTGATCATGTCCAACAGTTCTTTAGTTGAACCAACATAAATCGAATTGTTTGTGGTGTTCTTCACGTTGTTGGTTGTCTTGTCTTTCTTGATGTCACCCATTCGCTTGTGTAGATCTACCAGATCTTTGTTTGCTTCCGAGACGACTTTGATCATCTGTGCTGCAACTTCGTATGCTCGGGGTGATTCGCCCTCTGATGCAACAGCAAGAATACCATCAATGGCACCTGTGCCTGTATTGATCAGTTCTTTTAGATTATTCCTTACCAATCTATAGTCAACATCTTCATCACCTTTCGGGACATCCGTGGTGATCTCTGTTGGTTGGTGTGGAACTATGTCTTGGGTTTCGGCATCAGGATCGAAGTTGATATTCAATGCTTCTGATATCTTTTCATCTGAATTGTCTTTACTCATGATTAATTACTCCATTCAATATGTATTACCTTGCGAGTCGATCGGTGGTCCAGCAGTCGATCCGGTTGCACCGAAGACATAGATGTTGGTTTCTGCTGTATACCCAGTGACAGTACCTGTTGCACCAGAAAGTCCGACATCAACGCGGGACAACGCACCTGTCGCGCCCTGAGAGGTTGCCCCAGTGGGTCCGTAAATCCAATCGTTTAGTCCATCGTTGAAGAATACAGTCTTTGTTTGTCGGATAACCGAAGAGTTCTTCGTTGGACCAAAGCAGAAAGATTTTGCTGTGAAGTCGAAGTTTATCTGGATGTTTCTTCTCGAATCAAAATCACCCTCGTAGTCCTCGACAATAGACACATTATTGAGAATAATAGGAACATCTAATTTGTCATATAAATCTGTGAAGTTGATTGAGACTGTAAACTCTGGAGTAAAGTAAGGCAGAATCTGTTCCATGATCTGCAAACCATCATCCATGTTTCGTGTAAACGCAGAGACAGCAAAGTTAAAGTTATATGGAACTTCCGCAAACGCATAATCGAGAGTAGATCCGGCACCAGTTTGAGTTGACTGTCTGCTCTTCGATAATGTGTTTCTTTTCCGTGTTGGATCATATGATACATCAGTGATCTCAAATCCAATTCTTGGTAAAGTGATTTCCGCCTTAGCAGAATCGCTCAAAGAATTGAAGTTGTTTAGTCGTGTGAGAAATTTTTCCTTTGGTCCGTATGATAAAGGAACCCGGATACGTTCTACTTCTGCACCTGAAGAATCACTCCGTGCAATAACAATGTCATTGAATAACGATCCGAACGCCACTACGGTTTTTCTTACGGAACTATTATAGAAATGTGTAAACATTAATAGTTACCCTCCGAGAACGGATCATTCTCTGTGAAGTCAAAGATAGAATCCTTATCTAATTCAAATTCTATCGACTCATTATCTCCGTCACTACCACCAGTAACACCTTGTGGAATCACTGTTGTCGTGGTTTCCTGTGAGTTCATTGTATAATTGGTTCCAGTTGTTCTTCCGATGACATTCTGTGAGTTGGAGAATGTTCCCGAGATACCCACAATAGAAAGCAACTTCGTGGATAGTGTCCAGTCCGTAACCTTGGCAAGTGCCGTCTCTGATCCAACAGAACCCTGATAAACTTCTTCTCCGATACGATAGTCTTGTCCTGCGTTAAGAGTACCCATTGTGAGTTCAATCTCAAAGTCCTGTCTATCATCTTCGAGGGCATCAATATCTGAATATCCAGTATCGATTTCTTCGTGACTGTAGACGAACAGTTCGCATGAGACTTTATATGTGTGGAGTTTACCTAACTGATAGAATGGATTTTCGTGTTCAACAAACTTAATTTCAAACAAACCCTTCGAGAGTGGGAAGTAAATTAAATCACCTTCTCGGGGTTTCTGAATTGGTGCCTCGTTTACTGTGACGACTTGTTCAAATCGTTTCTTGGCAAAGACAAGACTTACACTGTCTCGTATTTCAAGTCCAAACTTAGAAACAAAGTCGCCGTCTCCTTCAAATCCATCTGCACTTTCAATATACATTTCGAGCGAGTACCCATCGTCAAACTTTGACTGGGTGTCTTCACCGAATAGTTTATCTTCGTTCATCAGAGTTCGGGGTATATACACCATATCCTCACCGTGCATTTTGATTGCCTCCACGGTGAGATCTTCAATGAGTCTCTGCTCACTCCCGATGTTTCGTCTGAAATAAGAATTCTTTGCCATTTTATCCTACCATAAAATCTGGTGGTAACTCGTACTTGAGTTGAACTTCTTCTTCTATCTTTGTAATTTCTTCTTGTCCCTGAGAGTATAACTCTGCACCATTATATGAAAGACCACCGGGAAGTGTGATGTTCTGGAACTTGGATAAGTTCATTCCCCACTGTCTTTTGATTAGTGATGTGACATACTCTTTCAGAAGTCTATCATTATAGATTTCTGTGTATGTGTTTGGATCTAGAATGGAGTATGCTTCGATTACGACAAAATCACCAACAGAAAAATTCTCAGACCAGTCAGTATCGATCAGTAGTTTATTTGTAACTCTGGAGAATCGAACTGCCTTTTCTGGATCTAACATCTGCTGAATAAGTGCCAGGTGTCTCTTTGTAATATCATACTGTGCCAGATTTCCCATACCAGTACGCACTCCATAGAAATCGTTGAGTGCCATTTGATATCGAACATCAAACATGTTTACGCTGTTGTTTCCCTGTTCGAATATTCTTGTTACACTGATAACAGAGGAATCGACTTGATTCATATCAATATATTCGTTTGTCATATCGTCTGATGTTAACTGATGCTTATAAAATTGTTTCTGCACACCATCAAAATGGTATTCTGCAAAGAATTGAAGTGCATCGTCAAGTCTATCTTCTACCTGTGCGTCATCAACATTGATCTCGATCACAGGATCCCCGAGTCTCCTCAGAGCATAGTCCTTCAGTTGTTGTCTCGTTGCTGGTTGTGCCATCTAAAATGCTCCTCTTCTTTTTATATGTATGATTTCTAGTGCATTTTCTAATGGCAGTTCCTTCACCGCCGCTTGGTTTTCTAAACTTTTTTGAACATCTATTTTTGTTTACCAAGGAAATTTCGTACCTTTCTGATCCTTTCTGACTCGATCCGGGCCTCGTCGTCATAGATCTTTTTGTAATTTTTAAACTCGTTCAATCTCGAAATAAAACGATCCCCATCTTCCCAAGGAATAGGAAGGGGGATTATTGTAGAACCATTACTTTGGTAATGCTCTTGGTTCTGAATATAGACTCTGGTTCTTTGATCTTTTGGTGGATCATAGTCCGGTTCTAGTTTTTTAAAAAGTTGAAAATCTATCGATTCGTTGTTTATTATAATTCTATCTTCATCTACATTATGAATAAATCTGTTCATCTATTTTTCCGTCATTTTGTACTAAATCCATAACCACTACCAGTAGAAGTTGCAGGTATAAGTGATACATATGTGCCTTTACTCAGGACTAGTTCTGTTCCGTTTGCAAGGGTAGTTACTCTTGCATCAAGAATTGTTTTGCCGTCTGTAAGTGCTGTTATGATATTAATTTTGTCTACTCCTGACTTCTCTTCTGATTCGTTCCGTCTTTTATATTCTGTAAGATCTCCCCAGAGACGGATGACTTCTGTTCCTGTAAACTTAACGGGATCACCTTCTGCATTTTCGATAGAGTATGAACCACAAGATCCACTCGAAGTTCCTGCATTAATCGAAGTAACCAATTCACCCAATGGGCCCATTGCTTCTGGTCTAGGAACAAACGAGAATGAACCACCACCTGTTGATCCCGTGTGTGTTTCACCGGCGGGACCAAAGTATCCTGTCGTGCCACTAAA